TCCGCTCACTGTCAGGCGGAGTAGCACTGAGTGGTTCTGTATCGGCCCTGAAAACGTTTTTGCGCTCGCTGTCAGGCAGTGTAACAGCGAGCGGCTCTGTGAGGACACAAGCCCAAAAATTGGTCCAGGGATCGGCCGCTTTGGCTGGTCAAATCGCGAAACGGGTCAACAAGGACCTGTCCGGGGTCATTACGGTAACAGGAACCGCTACCAGAGCGTTTGTCAAAGCCATTTCTGGGTCAATCGCTGTAAGCGGTGCCATCACCAGACGACTTGTTGGTAAACTTGTCAGTGGAAGTGTTGCACTGTCAGGCGGTGTAGTAAAATTGATACAGCGGTTGGTTCAGGGTACGATCGAAGTTTTCGCTGACCTGTTCCACGCTCTCATCAACCTGAATTTTATCCCCCCAACGGATAGGGTGCTTGCTGTGTACTCTGAAGTGCGCAGACTGGCCCAGTCGTTTGAATCCCGCATTTTGACGATTCTCAGGGTCACGCGAAGTATTGAACAGATCAACGATCGCGAGGTCGACATTGATTATGAGGATCGAGAAGGAGAAGCCTGATGAGCATTACGTTTACGAAGGACCCGAATGCTTTGCTTGATTACACAGTCGACTGGACAGACTGGTTGGACACCGACACGATCGCGACCTCATCGTTTGTTGCGACCGCTGGACTGACGATCTCAAGCTCGTCCAACACGACCAAAAAGGCTGTGGTCTGGTTGTCGGGTGGTCAGGCCGGTACGGTGTACACCGTAACCAATCACATTACCACGGCTGGCGGCCGTCAGGACGATCGGTCGTTCACTGTCCGCGTAAAGGAAAAGTAGCATGCCGCGATCACGGCGCCGCAACGATCCCCGCGTTGTCACCGTCCTGCGTGATTTTCGGCAGGCGGTCGACGCGAAGGAGAGCATGGTCACCGCTGAGATGGCCACGAGATGGTTGCAAGTTGAGCGACAACTTGAGGTGGACATCGCCCTTCTTGCGCGCGAAGTGGCCGAACGTCAGGCAGCCGGTGAAGTCGTGACGCAGCAGATGCTTTGGCGGATGGAACGTTACCACCGGCTCCAGGTCCAGATGGAACGGGAAATCTTGCTGTACAATTCGTCCTATGCCATCCCAACGATCGAGGGCGCGCAACGCGCTTTTGGTCAACTTGGCCTGGATGCCGCGTCGTCCGCCATCTCTGCAAGTTATCCTGGCGTTGGCATCTATTTTGACCGAATCCATACGGATGCTGTCGAAACGATGGTTGGCTACCTTGGCAATGGCGCCCCGCTGAACACCCTGCTTCGCAACGATTACCCGGAAGCATTTGACGGAATGACGAAGGCGCTGATCAATGGGGTCACCCGTGGTTATGGCCCGGACTTCGTTGCCAGAAGCATGATCGAGGGCACGGGTATGGGGTTTGATCGAGCGCTGTTGATTACCAGGACGGAGATCAACCGCACGTACCGGTCAGCAGCATTGATGCAATATCGAGCAAGCGGGGTCGTGTCTGGATTCAAGCGACTCGTCAAAAAGGAAACGGCCTGCTTGGCCTGTCTGGCGCTTGATGGCGAAACAATGGAACTCGAAGCAGAACTCGATGATCATCCACGTGGCAAATGCATCGCTGTTCCGATCGTCAACGGTACCAGGGAACCTACATGGGAAACTGGGGAAGACTGGTTCATGCAGCAGTCCGACGAATTGCAAGCAAAAATGCTTGGCCCTGAGCGGTACGCTGCTTGGCAATCCGGTTCGTTCAAATTCAAGGATCTAGCGCGGTTTGCGCATAGCGATGAATGGGGTGACAGTCCGAGGGTCGCAACAATCGCTGAATTACTCGGCGGAAATTGAGTGCGCGCTGCGCCCTGAACGTGATACAATATTCTAAAGATTCGACACACCGGTGAGATGCCGGAGAAGGACGGAAGCGAGATGCTAAACGGTAATCAAGCAAGTGATGGGACGCAGCAGACACCAGCAGCGCAGGAAGATGGCCAGCAGGCGCAGGCCCCTGCAAACTTCGAGGAGTGGCTGAAGTCCCAACCGGACGCTGTTCAACATCTTTATAACGAGCACACGACCGGTCTTCGCAATACGGTCCAGGCAACGCGGCGGGAGCGTGATGATCTCGCCAAACAGGTCAAAGAGGCGTTGACCAAAGCCGAAAAGGGCAGCGAACTTGAAAAGTCGTTGTCGGAACTTTCAACAAAGTTGGAACTCGCCGAGCGCCGTGCGTCCTTCGCCGAGGAAGCGGCCCGTCCTGAGATCGGCTGCGTGAATTCGCGGCTTGCATGGTTGGTTGCTGTTGACAGCGATCTATTCACTCGCAACGGCCAACCTGACTGGGCGGCAATTCGCGCCGCGGCACCGGAACTGTTCGCAAAACGACCGGCGAGTGCAAATGGTGGAGATGGAACCGCCGCCGCGCCGACAAGCGGTCCATCCATGAATGCGTTCATTCGTGCGGCATCTGGCCGCTCATAGGAGAATAACCCATGCCTTACAATAGCGTCATCTCTCGCACCGATGCGGCCGCGCTCATCCCGACCGAAGTGTCGAACGAGATCATCAAGAACGTCGCGGGCACCAGCCCCCTGCTTCAGCTGGCCCGCCGTCTGCCCAACCTCTCGCGCTCCCAGCGGTCCATGCCCGTCATGAACGCCCTGGCTAGCGCCTACTTTGTCTCCGGCGACACCGGTCTGAAACAGACCACCGATGTCAGCTGGGACAACAAATACATCCATGCCGAAGAAGTGGCCGCGATCGTGCCGATCCCCGAAGCGGTGCTCGAAGACGCCGATTACGACATCTGGGGTGAAGTCCGTCCGGCGATCGTTGACGCGATGAATCTGGCGATCGGGCAGGCTGTGCTGTATGGCACCAACATTCCCGCCACCTGGACCACCGATCTGGGTGCTGCAGGTCTCGTTGCTGTGGCCACCGCCGCCAGCCAGGTCATCTCGGCCGCTGCGTATACTGACCTGTACGAGGCGATCCTCGGTGAAAAAGCCGATGGCACCGATGGTCTGTTCATGACTGTTGAGGCCGATGGTTTCCAGGTCACTGGTACCCTGGCTCACATGAGCATGAAGGGCAAACTGCGCAACGTGCGCGATGTGAACGGCCAGCCGATCTTCAAGACCAGCATGCAGTCCTCCACTGCGTACGAATTGGATGGCACCCCGATCTACTTCCCCAACGACGGTTCCATCGTTGAAGGATCGTCCCTGATGATCTCTGGCGATTGGTCGCGCCTCGTGTACGCGATGCGTCAGGACGTGACCTACAAGATCCTTGATCAGGCGGTCATCCAGGACGCTGGTGGCAACATCATCTACAACCTGGCCCAACAGGACATGGTCGCCCTGCGCGCTGTGATGCGCATCGGCTTCGCCCTTCCCAACCCGATCAACCGGATGAATCTCACCGCCGCGACCCGCTGCCCGTTCTCCGTTCTGACCGCCTAACCCGTTCATCGGTCCCATAGGAGGACGACACCATGCCACTCTTTCCTTTTAGCACCCGGTTGGCTCGCAAGGCACAGACCCTTGTCGCCAATCTGTTCACCAACCTCGGGTCTGTCGTGCAGTATGCACCTGGTAGTCTGGCCGCATCTGATGATGATCGGTTCGTTGCTTCGGCCAATATGCAGGTTGGCGCTTATACCATCCTGCTGAGCGCGATGCCCGAGGCGGCCGTTGCCCGCAAGCTTCTGATCACCGTGACGCAGGGCGGCGGCGTGAATGATACGATGGGCACTCTGGCGATCGTCGGCACTGACATCTCCGGTGCTGCTTTGAGCGAGACGATCGCCCCCAACGCCAACTCGACCACCACCACGCTGAACGCATTCAAAACCGTGACCTCGATCACCGGGGCCGGTTGGGCACGCAATGCCGGCGCTGGTTCTGAAGACACGATCAAGATCGGTACCTCTGAGGCTATCGGCCTGCCAGACAAGCTGACCGACACCGCCCAGGTCCTTGCCGCAAGTTTGAACAACGCTCGTGAGGGCACCTTCCCAACTGTGACCGTCGATGCGTCCGTCCTCGCCAAAAACACGGTCGACCTGAACAGCTCGCTGGCCGGTACCCCGGTCAAGATCTACTACTACATGTAATCTTCCGGCCACAAGTCCGGACTGGAGAAACAAAACATGGCGAAGCAAAGTGGTTCTTTTGAACTGGCCCTCGTTGGTCAGGCGGTCCCCTCCAACGCCGGTCTCGGGCAGATCCTGAATCCCGAGGGCGTGCCGGTGATTGTGACCCGGTGCGTACTGTACGTCGACACCCCGTCCGCCGGTGCTGCCAACATCAACGTCGGTATCGGTGCGAAGGATTCGGATCTGAGCACGCAGATCAGCGCGTTGGCGATCAATGGCGCGATCACCGGTAAGGCCTACCAGGGCCTCAATCCGGCGGCCAAGGCCGAGCATGACGTTTGGGGCGCGACCGGTTACCTGAGTGCGACCGGGTCGGCCGCATGCACCGCATTCCGCGGCCGCCTGCTGGTTGAGTACGTTCGCGTCGACTCCGAGTAACATCTTCCCTCCCTTAGCTGGCAGCAGGGTGTTCTCTCCCACCCTGCTGCCACAAAGGATAGCCGATGACCGCAACAGCCGCGCAAGTCCAACAACTACGAAGGATGGCTGCTGAACCGACCGAAGATACTTACTCGGATGAAGAACTTCAGGCAGTCATTGAACGTTATCCTCTGATCGATGAACAGGGCAAGTTGCCATACTCGCTGTCAGCTGCAACCCCTCCGGCGCGTGTTGCTAATCCAGAATGGATTGCGTCCTACGATCTAAATGCAGCGGCTGCTGACATCTGGGAAGAAAAAGCCGCGACAGTCAGTGCGTACTACGATTTTTCGGCCGATGGCGCGTCATTTTCCCAAAGCAAGTTGTACGATCAATACATGGCCAATGTTCGGCACTATCGCGCACGTCGTGCGATCAAGACCGTCCGGGCTGTGAAATATCCTGAGGAAACGAG